GATAATCATAGGTAACACGCGCTGGCACGTGGACGACTTGAGCGGACGGCTTTTGAAAAAGATGGCCGATGGCGGGGAACATTATGACGTTATAAATTTTCCGGCCATAGCCGAGCACGATGAATACGATGGTACAACGTTGTTGCGTAGGGCAGGGGAGGCACTACATCCCGAACGCTATCCGCTGTCAAGGCTTGAGACCATAAGGGACGCCATAGGCGACCGAGACTGGAATAGTTTGTACCAGCAGAAGCCGACGGCTCCGGGCGGAAACCTTTTCAAGGGCGATTGGTTCCGTTACTACAGGCTCGCCGAGCTTCCTTCTGATTTTGACGAGGTCATAGTGTCGTGGGACCTTACGTTCAAAAATTCCCCGACGTCTGATTTCGTGGCTGGAGAGGCGTGGGGAAAGAAGGACGAAAAAATTTATCTCTTGGATTTAATCAACGAAAGATGTAGTTTTACGGAGTCTCTTGACCTGTTCGCATTACTTTGTAGCAAGTTCCCGAAAGCATTCGCGAAACTCATTGAAGATAAGGCCAACGGGTCGGCGGCAATTGACGTGCTTGGGAAAAAAGGATTTTCTGGGATAATACCGGTAAATCCCATTGGATCGAAGGAGATGCGCGCGAACCGGATCACGCCTTTTTTCAAGGCCGGGAACGTGCTTTTTCCTGATCCGTCATGCGCGCCATGGATTGGAAAGTTCGTCCGGCAGGTGACTTTGTTTCCTAACGATGAGCACGATGATATGGTTGATTCGATGACGCAGGCCTTGGATCATCTGGGGTCCAGGGCGATTCAAAACTGGAAAGGCATATATGGATGACGTACAAAGTAACAAAGTGCAGATAAATGACGGCGCATATGAAAACGTCGTGGAGGGCATCGGCAATGCGATGCACGACAAGACGGAACATAACGCCGTGGGCGTGACTAGGTTCCTGTCGTTCGACGAGATCGGCAGAATTTATGTGCAGGACGGAATCGGCGCCCGTATTGTCAAGGCTGTTTCCGATTCCGCGCTTTCGTTCGGGTGGGAATTCGACGGCGACGACGATTACAGGAAGCATAATTTGTTCGACTCGTTCGTGAGCAAGAACAAGATGCTTGAGATATCGCGCGACGTACGGCGCACCGGAGGGGCTTTAGTTTATATGCAGATCGCTGACGGTCTTGAAATAGACAAGCCTGCAGGAGCCGGGAAGGTCGCCGGAACTACGGTCTATTCCGCCGGAGTGGTGAACGACATAAGGTTCGGGCTTGACGGAATCACGCCTGAACAGTACGTTGTGCGCAATTCCGCAGGGAACCAGATAACGTTGCACGCGAGCCGCTGCGTGGTTGTGCATGGAGAAAAACTCCCGGATGAGATAAGTTGCCGTGCGGACAAAGTAAGGCAGTTCTTCGGCGTCGGCATTTTCGATTCGATGTTCGACAAGTTGTCGAATTACGGAATATCCATCAAGGAACTTTGCAACCTTTTAGCCGAATCGAACATCACGGTCACTAGCATCAAGGGCTTGATGACATTGCTTTCTCAAAATCCGGACAGCGCTCTTAACGTACTGACCGCCCGCTTCACCGCCGGGAAGCTTTCGAAGTCTATCCTCAAGACGGTAGTGCAGGATGCCGATGACAGCACTACGATCAAAAGCCCTTCCTTCACGGGCCTCACGGATGTAGTCAAGTGCATCCAGATGGCGCTCGCCGCAAGTTGCGGCTTGTCGATGAGCAAGATCTTCGGCGAGGGCGCTAGCGGTCTTGCCGCCACGGGCGAGGGAGACAGGCGAAACGATAACGACGTTGTGCGCATGTGGCAGGAGCTTGTAATAAATGACGCCATCCGGGACGTTTACGCACAAATTGCTTTGCGCAACCTGAAATCATCCGAGCCAGTGTCCGTCACGTTCGCACCCATTGATTCCCCGACGCTTTCGGAGCTTTCGGACATAAGGTTAAAACAGGTGCAGACATTGCGCCAGCTCTGGGAAATGGAAGTCATAACGTCCGATGAGATAAGGACGATGATCGCAGGCGGCTTCCCGAACGACATCAACGTAAGCGCAAAGGATGGTACAAAGTAATGCCGGTAGGAGTGCTTCTTCAGTTCGCGGCGTTGCAACGCGCCGGAAAGGGCAGCGGGCGTAAGGGAAAGACAGGACGCACCGCGCGCCGCGGCATCGGAGGCGGCTTTCCTTCGACGGCTGAAAAAGATTATGCCGAACTGATCCGCGCGATCATTTCAGAGGCGGTCGCCGCGCCGGTAAGCAAGCTTGAGGATTCTGCACAAAGTAACGCGAGGTTCGCAGATTCCGTGGGCGACGACATCGAGACCGCCGATGCCTTGGTGGACAAGACCATCGAGGAGGTGATAAAGAAGCATTACGAACAAATTCAGGCTTCGGCTAAGCTCATTGATTACAGTTCGCAGCGCTACTTCTCCCGTACCGCCGAGAGCGTCATTGGCTCGGCGTTTAACTCATCGGCTCCGAACGCGGACAAAATAATCGACTCCTGGAAAAAGGAAAACTTATCCTTGATAAAGTCGGCGTCGCGTGAACAGGTGAAGAACATCGGGCGCATCGTTTCCGATGGGGTGCGTGACGGCAAGACGCTGGGCGAAATGAAAAAATCCATCCGAGAAGCATCCGAAGGGATGACGCGCAACAAGGCGGAACTCATCGCGCGCGACCAGGTGGGCGACCTGAACGCCGCACTGAATAAGGACAGACAGACGAGCGCCGGGATTAGTTTGTACTGGTGGCGCGGAACCGATGACGGGCGCGAGCGCGCGAGTCACGAGGAGATGAACGGGAAGCTTTGCCGGTGGGACGACGCCGACGTATACAGCGAGGACGGCGGAAAAAGTTGGGAACAACGTAATGCGTCGATGCCTCACGCGCATCCGGGCGAGGAAATTAATTGCCGGTGCTATGCGGAAGCGGCGATCGAGGCGATGCTTGATCTTGAGGATTAAAAAAATATTTATAATTTGTACTCTACGGACAAATTAATTATATATTTTGTATCAAATGAAATTTAACGACTACGTTGAAATCTCCATCGATCTGAATACTTCGCCGATGCACAAGACGGAAGAGGGCTTCCTTACTGGTACCTGCTGCGTCACTTGCGCGGGCGTGTATTCGTATCTCGGCAGTGAGATTGCGCAGCCTTCCGGAACGTACAACGTTCTTCGACCCATCGAGGCTATACGGCAGGCGGCTTCGCAGCTTGCAGACAAAGTTATCACTAACCTTCATCCTTCCGAGTTCGTGACGCCGGAGAACGCGTCTAAACTTTCCGTCGGCTTCACCGGCTCGAACGTAAACGAGGTTGACGGTAATTGCTTCGTAGATGTGACGATTACTGATAAAGCCGCCATTGATGACGTTCAGAACAAAAAATTGGTCGCCTTCTCGTGCGGCTACGAAGCCAATCTCGATAAGCAATCCGGCGTATGGCACGGCACCGAATACGACTTTGTACAAAGTAATTTCAAGTACAATCACATCGCCCTTGTCCCGGAGGGCCGCGCCGGTGACGGCGTGCGCATCCCTCTTATGGACGGGGCACCACAAAAAGGACACACACAAATGAAAAAGGTCTTCAACGACGGGGTCATCCTCGAAATGGAAGATTCTGCTGCCGACATTTTCGTCAGCTTGCAGCATCAGGTAAAGGAGCTGGGAGAAAAGATCAAGGCCAATGACGCCGCGATCAGCAAGGCCCAGGCGGAACGCGACGCTGCGAAAGCCGAGGTGGCTACGGTTACCGCGAAACTCAATGACGCGTCCGCCATCGAAAAGGCAGTAACAGAACGCGTTGCGCTGCTCGACAAGGCGCGGGCCTTCGGCGTCGATACCTCCAAAGTCGCGCTCAAGGACATCAAGCCCGAGTGCATTAAAAAAGCGTTTGGCGACGCGGCGCCCTCCCTTGAAGGGAAGAGCGCTGATTACATCGACGCGTTTTTTGACTCTGCCTTCGTGGCGGTCGAAAAGAAAAAGCTTCTCGACGCGAAGAACGCCGAGGCAAGCGCCAACGCGAATCACGCACAAAGTAATTCTATCTCGCTTGCTGACGCGAAGGCCAAATGCTTTAGCGACGGATGCGGGCTTAAGAAAAAGGAGAACTGAAAATGGCACTCAACTTTGAAAACGTCGGTTTAAACGAAATCATCCCCGGTCTTACAAAGTCCGGTGGCGTCGATGAGAGCATCCAGCTTGATTCTGCGATCACCAACGGCGTAGGAGGCCAGCCCTTGTTCGCCGCCTTCGGCGATGAATCCAAGGCATCCACGGGCAGCGCCGTCTCCGCTGCCGTGAAACGCAAGGTGTCGATTACTTTGTCCGGAAACGTGACCTCGGCGACGAGCCTCACGTTCACGGGCGGAACCGACACCACCGCCGTCACCATCGCGGCGGAAGACACACCTTCCGAGGTTGCGGCGAAGGTCGTTACTGCGGTCAACGCCGATTCCGGCGCGCTCGTCACCGCGAGCAATTCCGGGCCTGTTCTTTTGTTCGAATTCGACGCGGCGGGCGCAGCGGCAAATTCCGCCACCGTGTCCATCGCGGTAACGGATGCTACTTTGTCCGCAGGCGCTGCGGTCGAAGTCACCGCCGGATCTGATGCCGTGACCCGCTCTTTCATCGGAATCCTTGCGCACAACTTTGCCAAGGGAACCGCAGAAGTGGGCGACTTCATGAGCTACCGTCGTCACGGTCTCGTAGCCGTGAGCGTCGTTGACGCCGTTTCCGCCTGGAAACCCGCGTATCTCGACGGTAATGACAAATTAACGGCCACGTCCTCCGGCAATACCGCCATCGACGGGGTCTTCCGTTCCAACGCGGAAGCTGGCGGCACCGCCTGGCTCGAACTCAAATAAGGAGAAACAAAATGCCGGTACTTTCTTTTCACGATGCCGCGGCATCCCAGAACGTGTCGAATCTTTTCGAGGAACTTGAAAAGACTTTGTACACAATGCCCTTCGCCACTAAGAAGAGCGACGC